TGCAACTCTCCGCGCGACGACGATCAGCTCGAACCAGCGGCGATCAACCACGATCGGCCCCGACTGGAAACGATGGTCCCGGATGGCGTCGGATCTCTCGCTACCGGGATCCAGGGATGGGCTAGGACGTACCTGGGGAAGGACCTAATGCCGTGGCAGCTGCGAGTTCTTCATGGTCAGACGGCGTTACGCGACGATGGCCGCTTCGTTCATCGCTCGAGCCTGGTGTCGGTGGCCCGTCAAAACGGGAAGACGGTGGCCTTGTCCAGTCTGATCGGGTACTTCGTTACCGAGGAGGCTAAGCGGCGCGGGGAACCGGTGAAGGTGCTGTCGACTGCGCACCGTCTCGACGTGGCTGGTGAGCTGTTCAATGAGCTCGGCCCGATTCTTCAGCAATACTTCGGCGGCAAGCTCACGAACCAGTACGGCCGCCAGGAATGGCGCGGCGAAGACGGATCGCGCTGGCTAGTGCGTGCGGCCGGACCCTCAGTCGGCCACGGCCTCAGCCTTGACCTCGTGGTCGCGGACGAGATCTGGGACATAGGCGCGGATGCCATCGACCAGGGCCTCGTACCGACGATGCGCGCACGCCCGAACCCGCTGCTCTCCATGTGGTCGACAGCCGGAACCGAAGCCTCCAGCGTCTTCTTGCGATACCGGGAGCAGGGCCTACGGTCGATCGACAAGGCTGTGCCGACGTCTCTGTATTTCGCCGAATGGTCACCACCGCCGCACCTTGATCCGATGCGACCCGCCGCCTGGCGATACGCAAACCCGGCACTCGGACACACCCTCGAAGAAGCCACCCTCCAGGTCGAAGCAGAATCACCCGACCGCGCCGCCTTCCTACGCGCCTCCGTCAACTTGTGGATCTCCACCGATCGCGGCTGGATCAAACCCGGCGTCTGGGAAGAACTCAGCTACGACGGCCCCGTCCCCGCTGGTGGCGTCATCGCCGTCGAAGTGTCCGTAGACGACAGCCGCTACTTCGGTGTCCGCTGCGTCCAGCTCGAAGACAAACGAGTCGTCGCGACGGTCGCCTTCCATGTCGACACCCTCGCCGAATGCCTTGCCGAGATCGAGCGCCTCGCCGCCGAAGACGCCACGCTGCGCTTCCTGGTCACGCCGACTATCGGGCTGCACTTCCCGCGCACCCTCGAGCGGCGCCGCACAGAGGTCGGCTACGGCGAGCTATTGAAGTTCACACCGGCCGTGAAGAACATGATCGACGAACGAATGCTCGTACACACCGGGGAAGTCATGCTCGCCGAACACGTCAACCGCGCCGTCGCCGTCCGTTCCCAGGGGTCGATCGCATTGAGCTCGCAACGCTCACCGGGACCGATCGAGCTGGCGCGCTGTATGACCTGGGCCGCGGCTGTCGCCTACCAGCACGGCCGACCATCGAAGCCGCAGGTGTACGTCGCGGGGCGTTAGTGTTGCGAACGGTATCGGCTTCGGTGTCTAACCTTTCGTCGGGATCGGGTGACCTGAGGCCGATACCACCATTCGCGGCGTGGTCCGTGTAATACTCAAGTCATGCCGATCTTCAAGCGCGCCACGCAGCCCGTCGTCACGAAAGCCGCCGCAGGGCTGTCGCCGATCACCTCGAACCAGGGCGCCGGCCAGATCGGAAACTTCTACAGCTACGCCGACGGTGGTGCGCGCCAGCGCGCCATGTCCGTCCCCGTGATCGCTCGAGGCCGAGACCTGATCTGCGGCACGATCGGATCGCTACAACTCGACGCGTACCGGGCGATGTGGAACGGCGACAACATGGAGAAGGTCCCGCAAGCGCCGCGCTCATGGCTGTCGCGAATCGACAAAGGCGTCCCGAACTCGGTGCTCCTCAGCTGGACCGCGGACGATCTCCTGTTTACCGGCAGGGCCTTCTGGTACGTCAGCGAACGTAGTTCCGACGGCTTCCCCTCAAGCTTCACAAGAATGCCCGCCGCGATGGTCTCAACGCAAGACCAGCAGGGTCCGGTCTTCTTCGGACCATCGAAACAGATTCTGTTCAACGGTCTCCCGATCGACTACCGCGACGTCGTCCAGTTCATCAGCCCCGTTCAAGGTCTCATCTACACGACAACGAAAGCGATCGACACCGCGCTAAAACTCGAGCAAGCCCGCTTCCGTAACGCCGCGTCGAGCATCCCGTCCGTCGTGCTAAAGCAAACCGGAGGCGAACCACTCAGCGGCCAGGAACTCGCCGACCTAGCGGCAGCGTTCGACGTTGCCCGCATGAATAACCAGACCGCCGCCGTCAACGAATACATCGACGTAAAAGAATCTTTCGCGACACCGGACAAGATGCTCCTGATCGAAGCTGCCGACTATCAGGCCCGCGATCTGTGTCGTGCGATCGGCATACCGCCATACCTGGCAGGAATCGCCACCGGGTCATACAGCTACACGAACAGCGCGAGCGCCCGCGAAGATCTGTACATCTTCGGGCTCAAGCCGATCATGACGTGCATCGAGGAAACACTCAGCGCCGACAACGTACTCCCGCATGGCACCGGAGTCCGTTTCAACATCGACGCGTATCTCGCATCAGAAGTAACAAACGCTCAGCCGGCCGTGGCTGAGAACACTCAGGAGGCTCTCGCATAATGCCGTACTACATCACGAAAGACGCCGAAGACTGCGCCGGATGGGCAGTCGTCAAGGAAGACATGGAGATCCTCGGCTGCCATCTCATGAAGCAAGACGCCATCGATCAGATGGTCGCGATCAGCCAGGAGGAAGGCATTGAGCCAGGTGGCGAGCTTGAGATCGAAGACGAGGACGAGATGGAGATGACCGCCGCGTCGTCCCCGGTCAAGCTGACCGCCCAGGTCACCATCGACGCAGCCGCCCCGGACGGCACCCCGCGCCGCACGATCTCCGGCATCGCCGTCCCCTACGGAGTCGTCGCCGAAGTAAACGACGGACAAAAGATCCGCATCGAAGCCGGAGCACTACCGACCACCGGCAAAGCCCCGAAGCTGTTCATGTACCACGACGCCAGCCAGCCCGTCGGGCTCGTCACCGGCCGCGTAGAAACTGACCAGGGGATGCTGTTTGAGGCAAAGCTCGCCCAGACCGCGCTCGCCGACGAAGCGATCCAGCTCATGAAGGAATCCGTCATCGACTCCGTGTCCGTGGGAATCAACCCGAAGCGCTTCTCCTGGGATGGCGACGTCATGGTCGTCAAAAAAGCCGACTGGATGGAGCTGTCCCTCGTGCCGATCCCCGCGTTCGCCGGCGCCACGATCACCGAGATCGCCGCAAGCGGTACTATCCACCACGAGAACGAAGAAATACGCAATACTGAAAACACGAACCCAGAAAGCGAGACCCCCATGTCCGAGCAAGAGACCCCCGCAGTCATCGAGCAGCAGCCCATCCACACCGTGTACGCGCAGGCCCGCCGCGAGTTCAAGCTCCCGTCGATCGCCGAATACATGGCGGCATACGCGAAGGGCGGGTCCGACTGGGCCGCGTTCAACGCAAACATTCGCGCCGCAGCGCCGGACGTAGTGACCGGTGACCTCGACGGCGTCGTACCCGAAATCTGGACCACTCCTGTCTACGACGGTCTTCGTGGCTTGCGCCCCGTGGTCGACGCGATCGGAACGAAGGCGATGCCCGCAGCTGGCAAGGTCTTCATCCGTCCGAAGGTCACCACGCACACCACGATCGGCGGCCCGCAGACCGAGAACAACACGATCACCGCAGGCACTTACGTGATCAGCGACGAGCAGGTGACGAAGGGCATCTACGGCGGTTACGTCGAAGTGTCCGAAGCCTCGCTTGACTGGTCTCAGCCCGAGGTCCTCGGCTTGCTTCTCGACGACATGGCGAAGATGTACGCCTTGAAGACGGACGACGTAGCGGCCGACGCCCTGCTGTCCGGCACCACGAACAGCACGTCGATCACAAACCCGACCGACCCGGCCGAGTGGGTGTCGGACATTTACGACGTGGCAGCCGCCATTCTCAACAACTCGAACTACTTGCCGACGCACATCTTCCTCTCGCCCGATGTGTGGCAGAAGTTCGGATCGTTGAGCGACACCGCGGACCGTCCGCTGTTCCCGCAAGTCGGCCCGATGAACGCCTTCGGCAACATGAGCCCCGGCACCACGAACGCCGTCGCCTTCGGCCTCCAGGTCGTCGTCGACAAGAACTTCGCCGCGAAGACCTGCATCGTCGGTAACCCGATGGGCTTCGAAATCTTCGAGCAGCAGAAGGGCGCGATCTCGATCGACAACCCGTCGCAGCTGTCCCGCACGATCGCGTTCCGCGGCTACTTCGCCACGCTCATGATCGACGCCGACAAGTTCTACAAGATCACCCTGCCATAATGCGCCGATAGGAGGCCCACATGGCCGCCTACACGGTCACACATAAGCAGCTAGTCGACGACTACGCCGTCCTTCAGCTCCTCACCCCTGCGGAGCTGGAGGTCGGGCAGTCGATTACCGTCACCGGAGTCGACGCCACATTCAACGGCACCTATGTCGTCTATGACCTGCCGCGCTATCTGTTCATCTCAGTCGACCAGTATGGCGACCTCGTTTTTGATCCTGAGATTACGATCGAAAACCAGGTGCTCTACGCGAAAGTGGCGAGCAACGTCGAGCGCCAGGCGGCGACCGGCACCGTCACCTACACGCCGACGTGTACCTGGATCAACGCGAACGACGTGTCGACCTGGCTGAACATCAGCGTCGTCTCAGCAAACGATTCAGCGCTCATCACTACCGCCGCTAGTGCTGCTTGCGCGTTCGCGTTTCGCCGCAGAAGCGAGGCCGGCTACTTCGACAGCCTGACCACGGTTCCATCGCAGGACGTCAAGCTCGGCACGATCATGTACGCCGGCGCGCTGTACCGCGCTCGCGGCTCCCTCGGCGACGCCTTCGCCACATTCGACGGCATGGGCGGCGGCCAGATCCTCGGCATGAGCGCGATGGTCAAACAGCTGCTCGGCATTGACCGCCCGCAGGTCGCCTAATGCCCGGCACGGGAATGTTCAACGCGGCACTCGACCAGCTCGCGACGACCCTCGCCACGATCACGAACCTTCCGGTCGTGCGAGACCCCCGCAACATCACCCCCGGCTGCGTGCTCATCGGCGCCCCGAGCTTCGAGGCATTCAACTATCGGATCGTGACCATGACCATCCCCGTCCAGATCATCAGTTCGGGACCGGGCAACCAGGACGCCCTCGACCAGGTGCTCACCATCGCCTCCCAGGTAATCGCAAAAGAAGTCGCCGTGACCGACGGCCGACCGATCTCGATCGACATCGGTGGAACGATCGCTCCCGGATACGAGCTCATCGTCAGACTAGAGTCGAACCCATGACGAAGTACCGCGTAGTTTCAGACAAGGTCGGCACACCCGGCGACGAGTTCATCCCCGAAGAAGGGATCAACGTGGAGGCGCTGCTCGAGCACGGCTTCATCGAATCCACCACCAGCAAGAAGTCGACGCCTAAAGTCGACGACAACGAACAGGAGTAACTCATGGCCACCTACCTCCAGAACCCCACCGTCACCGTCAACTCGGTCGCGTTGACCGGACAATGCACTTCCGCGACGCTGAACCGCTCGGTCGACCAGCTCGAGGCCACCGCGTTCGGAGACACCGCCCACAAGTACGTCGGCGGCCTCCAGATGAACGAAGTCACCCTGACCCTCTACAACAGCTTCGCCAGCTCAGAGACCTACGCGACGCTTGCCGGCCTTGTCGGCACGACCACGAACATCGTGCTCAAGCCATCAAGCGCCACGACGTCGGCAACGAATCCGCAGTTCACCATCACCGGCGCCTACCTCGAGACCCTCCCGATCATCGACGGCTCCTATGGTGAGCTGTCCACGATCGACGTGACCTTCACCGGGGGCGTCTACAGCGTCGCAGTAATCTGACCGTAGGAGGTCCCGACCATGAAACTAAAGCTCACGATCACGCACGCGCCAGGTGAAACACCGATCGAGGTCAAAACAAACCTTCTCTGTATCGCAGAGTGGGAAGCAACGATGAATCGCAAGGTATCCGACGGGCTCGGCATCGGAATTATGGACCTAGCCTTCTGGGCTCATTTCTTACTAAAGCTCGGCGGCCATACGAAAGCCGCGAATTACAAGGAATGGCTCGAACAGCATCCGGATCTGGAAATTGAATCAAAGGACGTCACACCGCTAAACCCTACGGACGGGGTACCTACCGACGCCAGCTAGCAGAGGTGCTAGTGGCGGTCGGCTGGTGGCCCCCAGAGATACCGTTTGACGGTCGCGACCTACTCACCGTGAGTAGTGTTCTAAGCAACCAGAAAAAAAACAGGAGATGAGCGTGGCTGTAGGTTCGAGCGTTGAGATCGTCGGGGTAAAAGACACCCTGAAAGAGCTTCGGGCGCTCAATCCTGAGCTTAGGAAACAGTTCCGAAAAGATGTCAACGAGATCGCCCGCCCCCTGATTACGGAGGCGCGAGGCTTGTATGGCAAGAAAATGCCGTCAGGCTTTGCTCGAGCATGGAACATCGGGGGCCGCCAGATCTTTCCCTGGACTCTGTCAAAAGCCACTAGAGGCGTATCGGTCAAGATCGCGACCGGAAGGTCAAGCCAGTCTGTGATCTCGATCAGGCAACGCGACCCGGCTGCCGCGATCATGGAATTCGCCGGAACAGAAACCTGGAATAGTTTTGCCGCGCAGCTCAGTCTGATCTTCGGACGAACCCGAGGAAAAGTTATGTGGCAAGCAGCGGACACAAAACTTCAAGACGTAACGCGTCAGGTTGAGCTTGCCGTCCAGGCTGGTAGTGAAGTCATCAACCGGAAGATCGGGGTGCGCTGATGGCCATCAGTATCCCCATCATTACCGACTTCGACGGCAAAGGAATTGAACGCGCCGTAAAAGAGTTTCAACAGCTCGAAGGCGTAGGCGCTAAAGCCGGCTTCGCACTCAAGAAAGCAGCCTTACCGGCAGCTGCCGCGATCGGTGGCTTAGCGCTCGCCCTGGGCGACGCCACGAAGGCCGCTATCGAAGATCAGGCCGCGCAGGCACAGCTCGCCCTGAGCCTTCAGAACGTCACCGGGGCCACCGATGAACAGATCGGCGCGGCCGAGGAGTTCATCAGCACGCTGTCTCTGGCGACTGGCGTCGCTGACGATCAGCTGCGTCCCGCCCTGGCTGAACTCACTCGAGGCACGAAAGACGTCGCGCAAGCCCAGGACGCGCTAAAGCTCGCAATGGACATTTCGGCGGCCACCGGCAAGGACCTCGGCACCGTGTCCGACGCGCTCAGTAAGGCGTACCAGGGAAACATGAAAGGCCTCCGCACGCTATCCCCGGAGATGGCGCTTGCGATCAAGGAAGGCGCGGACCTGAATACGGTCATGTCGATCCTGGGCGGCACGTTCGGCGGGGCGGCAGCTGTCGCCGCTGGTACCGCGCAGGGTCAGATGGCGCGCTTCTCTGTGGCTGTATCAGAGGCGAAGGAGTCGATCGGTGCGGCCCTCCTGCCGGTGCTCGAGCAGGTGCTCCCCGTCTTCATGAAGCTCGGCGAGTTCGCCATGAATAACACGACCGCGTTCCTGGTGGTGGCTGGTGTGATCGGTGGCCTCGCGGGCGCGATCCTGGTCGCGAACGCCGCGATGAAGATCTACCAGGCGACCCAGATCCTCGTCACCGCTGCGACGTGGGCGTTCAACGTGGCGCTGAATGCGAACCCGATCGGTCTCGTGGTGCTCGCGATCGGCGCCCTGGTGGCCGCGTTCGTGCTCGCATACAACAAGTCGGAGACATTCCGGAACGGTGTGAACGCGCTGTTCGACGGCGTCAAGATCGCAGTCAAAGGCACCGTTGACTACATAGGCGGCCTCATCGACACCGTGCTCGACGCCTTCAAGTTCGTCTTCAACGGCATCGCAAAAGCCTGGAACAACACCGTCGGCCGCCTCAGTTTCACTGCCCCAGACTGGATCCCAGGGATCGGCGGAAAAGGGTGGAGCGTCCCGAACATCCCGATGCTCGCAGCCGGCGGCATCGTCACGCAGCCGACGCTCGCCATGATCGGCGAAGCCGGCCCCGAAGCAGTCGTCCCGCTCGACCGCGCCGGCGGGATGGGCTCGATCACCGTGAACGTCAACGGCGGCCTCGGAACCTCGGCTGAGATCGGTGCCGCGATCGTCAACGCGCTTCGGCAATACAACCAGGCGCAAGGCCCCGCACCGTTCAAGGTCGCCTAAATGCCCGCTACAGCAGTCCCGAACGCGGGCAGCTATGACGTCCTGATCGACGTCGGCTTCCTAGTCGACGGCTTCGTACTAGATGACCCGGTGAAAGGCGTCCTCGACAACACGACCTACGTCCTTGACGGATCCACTAGCTACGCCAGCGTCGCATCTGGGACGACCGACATAGCGATCAACCGCGGCCGCCAGGACGAAAACGACGCATTCAATAACGGCACCGCCGTATTTACCCTGAACGACACGCTCGCCGACGGCGTCTTCAACCCATTCGACGACAGCCCGAGCAACCCCTACTACGACCAGGCCCAGGGCGTCCCGGGACTAGCACCAGGGCGCGCCGTCAAGATCGTCCGCTACAACTCGAGCAACGTCGCCGTCAACCTGTTCACCGGCTTCGTCGTCAACTACGACTACCAGTTCGAGCTAGGCGGCCTCGACACCGTCACCGTGTTCTGTGTCGATAACAGCTACCGGCTATCCCAGACGTTCATCACGGGCCATAACCCGACTAAAGAGTTCACTGGGGCGCGCGTCAACGCGATCCTCGACCGGGCTGGCGTCAACTACCCCACCGGACCGACAGCCCGCAACATCGCGACCGGCACCGTCGAACTCGGCGGCGGCACCCAGTACGCGATTGCTGAAGGCACGAACGTGAAAGCCTATTTCGACGAGATCACACGCACCGCGGAACGCGGCCGCATCTTCGTCGACAAGGACGGCGTCCTGGTATCGCAGGACCGCATCGGGTTCGTTACCGGATCCCCGGCGATTAGCTTCAAGGACGACGGCACCGGCGCGAAATACCGAAACCTCGAGATCTCATTCCAGGCCGAGGACATAATCAACCGGGTCGCAATCACCCCTAAAGGCGGCACGCAACAGCTCGTCAACGACACCGCCAGCCAGACCGAATACTTCATCAAGTCGCTCTACATTGACGGCAGCCTTCTCCACGACAACACGGCCGCCCTCGACCTTGCGAACTATCTGCTCAGCCCGACCACCGAGCCACGCTTCACCGCCGTCGAGACGTTCTTCGGGCAGCTCACCACCGCGCAACGCGACACGACCGCAGACCTCGAAATAGGCGACTACATCGCAGTCGAGAAGTCGATTCTCGTCGGCGGCACCCCGCAGGACTTATCCCAGGACCTTACCGTAGAAGGCATCGAGCACCGCATCAACTTCGCTGGCGGCCACGTCACAAACCTCTACACGTCCACCGCTCAAGTCACCTACCAGCTCATCCTGGACGACGCCACCTATGGCACGCTCGACAGCAACAATGTTCTAGGCTGATCGGCATGGCAACCCCCACCACCCTGCCCGCCACGTTCGTCGCTGGCAACGTGCTGACCGCGGCACAGATGAACGACTTGCGCGGCGCATTCCGAATTATGCAAGTTGTCAACACGACGAAAACAGACATCTTTTCGCTGACGAGCACCACATTCACCGACATAACTGGCTTCAACGCAACAATCACGCCAAGTTCCACTTCAAGCCAAGTTCTAGCTGTCGTGACGATAAACGGCATTTCAGGAGTAGGCAACCCGGTTATTCGACTACTAAGAGGATCAACCCCTATTTGTTTGGGAGACGCGGCAGGAGTCCGTCAACAAGCATCAAACGGAACCTACGGTTTTACCAGTCTCAATTTTCATTTTCTTGATAGTCCAGCAACTACATCAGCAACTAACTACAAAGTCCAAATACGTTGCCAAAACTCCGCAGGTGCGGCTATTGCTATCACGACCGGCGCAACTGGAGACGATGCAAACCGAACCGACAACGCCCGCTTCCCAATTTCGATTACTTTGTTTGAGGTCAGCGCATGATCAATTACGTGCTTATTCTGAAAACAAAATACCCGACCGACGAATGGTCGCTAAACGGCGATACCTACGACGGTCTTACCTGGCTGAGCGACACACCAAAGCCAAGCCAAGTCGAACTAGACGCGCTATGGCCGCAGGTGCAGTACGAGACACAGTATGCAGCCGTCGAGCAAGCCCGCCTTACGGCGTACGAGCAGCAGTCCGATCCGATCTTCTTCAAGTGGCAGCGCGGCGATGCAACCGAAGCCGAATGGCGTGAAGCAGTAGCCAAAGTCAAGCTCGACAACCCATACCCTCCGGCGCCGTAATGCCATGGATACTGGGCTACTGGCTGTTGTCATTACTGGGCTGTTCAGTGTTGTTGTCGCTCTTATTCATCGAGGCTTCAAGAGACAACACCAAGACCACGGCATCATCGAACGATCACTCGACCGAATAGAACAGAAGATCGACCGGCACATCGAGAACCATGACCGCTAAAGACAAAGCCATCCTCGGCTCCTACGCCCGCAGCTTCTTGACTGGCGCAATCACCCTGTACCTGGCGGGCGAGACCGACCCAGGCAAGCTGCTCGCCGCAGGCATCGCTGCTGTGCTCCCGCCGCTGTTGCGCTGGTTGAACCCGAACGACACCGCCTTCGGTCGTGGCCACAAGGAAAGCTAGCGGCAGGCCCTACACGGGCTTCGACGGCATCGCAGGCGGCACTACCGCCGGCCTCCAGGTGCTGATTCGAGTGCTCGAACGCGAGACACGGCGCGGCCTCTGGAATAACGGCGCCTGGGGAATACGCGATAAGAAGGGCAAGCCAGGACAGCCATCGGTACACGCCACCGGGCGCGCTGTAGACATGAGCTGGCGAAACGTGGAAGGACATCGAGGCGATGGCCCTAACGCGGCCTGGCGCGCACAGCCCTACCGATCAGCCTGCAATGTGATCGAAGTGCTGATCGCTCACGCTGACGCGATCGGGCTGGAGCTCGTCATCGACTACCAGGCACCTCTCCCGCATGGCAGGGCGTGGCGATGCGATCGCGGCCGCTGGAAGACGTACCAGATGAAGACCGTGAACGGTATCCCCGGCGACTGGTTCCACATCGAGATCTCGCCCCGCATGGCAGCCCGGCCGGACGACATGAAAGCCGCGCTAGATAAGGCGTTCCCACCTAATCCACCATCCGCGCCGTAGGTCTCCTGTAGGGTCGAAGCACCCGACGAAAGGAGAGAATCATGCCCGAATGTAAGACCTATCTGTACGAGGTCATGCGAACCACCCTAGAAAACGGCCAGCAAGTCATGGTCCAGATCTTCAGGGACGACAAGACCCTCGAAGTGCTCCACGCTCAGCTCGCGTTCAAAACGATCGCCGGCGACTCGTGGGGCGTCCCCTACCAGCTCGAGGTAGCCCGATGAGCGCCCTAAAAGCGCCCTGGCTGATCCTGGGCTATCTGGCTACCCTCCTGGGTTTATCGTCGCTCCCAGAGGCTCCTGAAGCGTCTGAGGCCATCCTGGAGGCGCCCCCCGCCACCATGCAGGTCTACGAGTACGGCGAGATACCGGTCGAGGCAGCAGCCGCATCGACTACCTCGAGCACGTCGACGACGGTCTGGAAGCGTCAGCGGCCGATGAGCGAATGCGAACAAGCGCTTCAGGTAGCTCTCAATGTGGGCTGGCCGGCCGAAGAACTAGCAACGCTCGCCCGGGTGCTGTGGCGTGAGTCGCGTTGCACCCCTGGCCCCGTACATAACCCGGACGATCCGATGGGCGGCTCCTACGGGCTGACCCAGATAAACGGCTTCTGGTGTACCCCGTCTAAGTCGTGGCCGATCGGCTGGCTCCAGGCAAAAGGCATCGTTACCGAATGCGTCGATCTGTACGGCACCGAAACGAACCTTCGGGCCGCGCTCGCGATCTGGCGAAATAGTGGATGGCACCCCTGGGCTATGAAGTAACCTACGAACACCGACGAAAGGAACCCGACATGAACGAACCACTTGACTCGACATTCAAGGCTTACACCGCCTTATTCGATCAGATTCTTACCCCGGCACGACCAGGCTGGAAAGACCCGAAGAAAGTGCAGCTAGTAAAAGAGCTGCGCACTATCGCGGTCGACCTACAGCTGTCCGACGATCCGCGTGGCGACGTCATCATGGAAGCCGCCCGCATCATCGCCGACCGATGAAACAGATCAACCTCACATCCTGGGAATACCAGAACGCACTACGCGAAGCACACCGCCGCGTACAAAACTACGAACGCCTCGGCATCCGTCACGAGTTTATCCAGGGCAACATCGGCTACCGGAACGAGCTAGGCGTGTGCGGCGAGTTCGCAGTCGGCAAGTGGCTCGGCCTCGAAGCTCATCGCGTAGACACCTGGGAGCCCGGTGTGGCTGACCTGGGCGACGACATTGAAGTCCGCACAGCCGCCTACTATCGCGATCCGCTGTACCTCGTTATTCGAGGCAACGCCCACCTCGAGCGCCGCTTCGTACTGGTCGTCAAAACACCGAGCAAGGGCTACCACTACGACGTAGTCGGCTGGTGCTACGGCACCGACGCAGTCGAACACGGACGGTACGAACGCCCAGACAGCGAAAAAGGCGGCCGACATGGCGCCTACTGGTACGACGCACGAATACTAAGAGACCCCGAAGAACTGAAAGCGAGCCTTTTATGGCCTTCGATCTGAACAACTACGAGACCGTCGAGGACCGCCTCGCTCGATTCTGGGCCGATCATCCCGCCGGCCGCATCCACACCGAACTTGTCATCCAGGACGGCGATCAGGTGATTTTCAAGGCGGCTGTCTACTTCGACGCCGGCGATCCGATCCCTCGAGCGACCGGCTATGCCGAAGAACTACGCGGATCGAACCCGGTCAATAAGACGAGCTTCGTCGAGAACTGCGAGAGCTCATCAATCGGTAGAGCCCTGGCTAACTGCGGCTACTCGAAACGTGGAGCACGTCCGTCTCGTCAAGAAATGGAGAAGGTGGAGCGCATGAATACCGACGGCGTACCGGATCGGGTGCCAGCCGGCTCCGCTATGTCGCGCCCTGGCGGCTTCGCGTCCGATAAACAGATCTGGCTTATCAAGAAGAAGGCGAAGGACCGCGGCCTAAACGACCTGGGCTTGCTCGAAGCGATCCACGAGATCGTCGGAGACACCGCTGTCGTGCTCGAAACGCTCACGAAACAGCAGGCAAGCAAGATTATCGAGGCCTGGGCATGAACCCCGAACAAACTGTTCGTGCCATTCTTCGGACGTTGTGGGATTCACGCTGGCATACATACGCGGAGCTATTCGAGCAAGTCGATCAGCATGACGTTCTTGATCGCACCATTCGCACGTTGATCGAAGACTATGGCCTCGAAATAAACATAAATACAAAAAGTGAAATGATCTACAGGTTGCCGAAATGAACGAGGCGACGCTAAAAGCTGCCGTAGTGAACGTGGCCCGGATGACGGGCTGGCTGATCCACCACGACCTGCCGGCGATGAACACGCGGGGCCGGTGGGCGACGCACACCCAGGGCGACGTCGGGTTCCCGGATCTGGTGCTATTGTCCTCGCACCACGGCCAGCTCATCATCGTCGAGCTGAAAGCCGAGAAGGGTAAGGTCACCACATCGCAACAGAACTGGCTGGACGCATTCAACCTGGCTGGCATCGAGAACCATGTCGTCAGGCCCTCGGATCTTGAGTTCATCACGCACCGGCTGAGCCGGCCAGAGCTCTACAAATAGCCCGCAAGGGATGACCCTTCGAGGGTCCATGATCTGCCAGGGGTCGCGCCCTGGTCGAATACACGGCGTGAGTCGGGTAGATCGACGCGCCTCGAAACGTGCTACACGAAACGGAGTAGGGCAAGGCGTCGAAGCGATTAGAGAGTTCGAGCTAGTGGGACCCGGGTAGAGGCAAGCCGGGGGGTGGAGCATTACATCCGTCTGCCCGCACACCGATCACTAGAGTTATCAACAAACAAACCCCACAGACTCGAGCCCGACATGAACGTCATCAAACAGCATCGCCGGCAAGCCGCGAACGCGGCGCGCCAGCACAACGAGCGAAGCGAGGCGTGAGCCATGCCACGCGAACACACCACCAGCGACCCGATCTACCGACGCAACCGCGAACTAATACTGCAAGGTAACCCCCCCTGCGTGTTCTGCGGACGCCCTGCCGACACAGCCGACCACATCATCCCGATCATGAACGGAGGCGGCGATGAACTCGAGAACCTCCGACCCGCCTGCCGATCATGCAACAGCCGCAAAGGACAAAGAGACAGAGCCATACGAGACCAGGCACGCATCGCAGCACGAGCAGAACACCTACGCGACATAGGCACACCCATACCAGACACCCGCAAACCCTTACCCCATAAGCATTTTTCAGGGGACACCCTACTGAC